ACCGTCAACCGCACCGCCGCTATTAAATAGTTTAATGGGCGCAATTTGCAGCTGCCCGTCATTGATCGCCTGGATGGTTTTTTTACCGTTTGCCTTGACCGCCTCTTTGCGCAAAACAAACTCGCCATCTTCCAAAAGGGCGCGGACTCGGTCGCCGCCGCCGTAGCCCGGCAATTGCCCAGACACGCGCGGAAAGCCACCCTCCGCAAAAGCTTGGATAGGGCCGCCGAACCGATGACCCTCAGGCACTACCGCCGCACCGCCGCCTACTTGGCTTCTGTCTTCAGTCACATGAATGATATGCCATGATTCAGTAGTCTTAGATAGCCGCTCAATCGCCAAATCAACAGCATCGGTATTGGCATCAATTTTCAACAAGAATTTTTCCCGCAAGGTACTGCTCAGCGCATTGATTTTGCTTTGCACTTCCGCAAGCTTGCCCTGTGTATCGCTAATACTGTCGGCAAGGCGTTTTTGTTCTTCAATATGCGCATTGCCTTCCGCTGCTAAAGCAGCGGCAATACCTTGCCGCGCTTCCGAAAACTTTTTGATAAACTTGTCGGCATCCGAGCTGTAGCCCACACCTGCCTTATAAGCGGCCTGCGACTGCCCTGCCAAATCTTGCGCCATCTTCGCGGCTTCTTCACCGTAACGCTTAGCCGCCTGATAATCGCCTGCTGCCAAGGCGGCGCGTTCCTTCGCCAGCTCTTCATCCAGCTGCTTTTTCATATCTGCCGCCGCCCGCTCATCGGTCATGCTGCCACGGCGCAAGGCACGGATAGCATCCTCCGTACCCTCCTCAAATAGCTTGCGCTGGTTCAGCAGCTCGGCAGCGGCTTGGGTATGGCGTTGGTCTTCGGCAATCAGCCCGTCGATAATAGAGCGGTAATCTTTTTCCATCGCCACATAAACCGCGATCCGCTCTTCAATTGATTTGCGCTCAACTTCTTTTTGCTCGACTGTGCCGGCTTTTACTTTTGCCAATTCAGTATCATAAATGCCCGCCACCAAGCGTAACCGCGCATCGCCGTACCGCTGCACCGCCGCCAAGTCGGCATCTTTGGCGGCGCGTATCGCCGCACTAACCAACTGCTCTTTATCAATCTCAAAAATACCCATGCCCGCTATCGCCACTTTGCGCTGCTCAAGGCTGGTTTTTATCGTCGCAAGCTGTTGGCTATACTGGGCATCGACCTGGGCGGTAGTGTCCTTTAATTGTTCTTGTTGGTCTTTAAATACGGTTTTGCGTTTGATTTCCTGTGCCGCCAACAGCTCATTAACGCGCTTAATACCTTCTTGCTGCTGCATGGCGGCATCGGTCGCCGCCTGCTTTATTTGCCCATATCCAACATGGATAGCCGCTAATTTTTTTGCCAGTCCGCCACTATCAGTAATGAAGTCGCCGCTCAAAAAATGCCCCAGCTCTACTTTAGCAACGGTCAAATCTTCGGCAAATTTGATAAACCACATCCGCACGCTTTCAAAGTAATCGTATGCTGCTTTCAGTCCCTCATAAACTACCCAACCTATCAACAACCCATTAAGCGCCTTGCCCAGCATCCCAACCGCTGAAGCCGCTGCTATTGTCGGCGGCGGCACTACTAGCATGGCATCACGGTGCGCAAGTGCGGCCAGTGCCGCCTGCTCTTCGGCCAAAGCAAGGTTGCGGGTAGCTGCCGCCAGAACATCTTGGGCGGCCGCCGCATCGGCAGACGTGGCAATAATTTGCGCCCGCGCCACATTGGCGGCATCCATCGCCGCCGTCAGCCGCAACTCAGCCCCGGCTAAGGCTGTGCTAGAAGCGGTGGCCTCACCCTCAATAATGGCCAGCTCCGCCGTGGCCGCTGCCAATTCAGCAACTGCCGCCGCTTCGCTGCTGGTGGCGATCACCGCCTGCTCGGCAGCAGCCACCCGCAATTGCGCCGCTACCTGCCGCTGCCGTCCGGCCAGTGCCGCCGCTTCCGCCGCCTCAACCTCAACTGCCGCCATCCGTTGCTCGGACACGATCATCGGCGGCAACGTCGCCGCCAAGGCCAGTTGCACCCGCGCCTCTTCCGCCATCACCCGTGCGGCATTAACCCGCATCGCCATCACTTGCGCCTGTACCCGCAGCAACTCAATATTAACCACAGTTTCATGCGCAGCGGCCTCAGTCGCTACGCGCGTCGCTGCCACTTCATTTATTTTTGCTTCAGTCGCCAACGCATAGCCCGCCGCCAGCTTCACACCATAAGCCACCGTTAGTTGCAGCACGCCCTCGACCAGCTCAGGAACGTGTTTTGACGCTTCCTCAAAGCCCTTGGCAATAACTTGTGTAGCACCGTATGCCTGATTAGTTTCGCCAATGAATTTTACCCATGAATTCTCCACCAACTGCATGGACTGGCTAACGGTCATCGGGATATGGCTAAAAGTGGCATCAACACTACCGCTGACCTTTAGCATCGCATTAGCCAGGTCAACGCCCGTCAACTTACCTTCCGATCCCAACAGCTTAAGCTTGCCAATAGGCACACCAAGGCCTTCCGCCAAGGCGCGTGATACGCCCAGCGAGTTCTCCATGATGCTTTTTAGTTCATCACCTGCCAGCACACCGCTGCCAATCGCTTGCCCCCATTGCAGCAGCACCGCCTGGTCCTGTGCCATCCCTTGCGATGTCGAGGCAATAGCCTTTTCTAATGTCTCGGTAACTTGTATGGCTTGCTCGGTACTGCCACCCAACCGCTTAATCGCATCGGCATTTTTGATGTAAACGTCTTCGGTCAGCGCAAAACTCGCCCGCGACCGTTGCGCGACATCAAAAAGGGCTTTTTGTACGCTTAAGGCTTCCTCATGGCTGCTGGTGGACATATCCAGCTTAGCGGCCAGCGTTTGGTAGCTATCAGCGGTTTTAATGACCTCCGCTGCCCAATGCGTAAACACCTCGGCCATCTTAAAGGCCAAGAATTGATTAAGGCGCGTTCCTAAGGCAGCGATTTGGTCATCAATACCACGCACATCACTGCGCACCTGCCCAAAGCCGGGGCCAGAATTATTTTGTGACGAAATGATAATGCGCAGCGACATGTCGCTCATAACCAACCCCTAAACAGACAAAAGGCGTGAATAATCACGCCTTGTTTTGTGATGTCACATAATCCATTGCCCGCAAAAAAAACGACCAGGGATAATCCAGCGCATTGACGTGGCCGCGCTCTATTAAGAGGCAGCAGGCTCGGCAGGCAGACTCGGCGGCGCGGCCACTTCTGCCGACGGCACTACCTCGACGGCGGATTTTTTGCGCTTGAGCGCTTCCCGGCCTAAAAAACTGCTGTTGACCTCGACAAAGCCATTGCCAATGTCATCCCACTCCGAAGGCGTAAGCAAAGACATATCCGACACCACAGCGCCTTGGTTATCAGTAACAATAATGATGTCGGGTGCTGTAGACACCAGCTTATCGGTGGACATAAAGATAAAGTCCGACAAATCGTCATTACCCACCGCCTCAAGCAGCATAATGCCCCTTCTGACCGTCATTTCCTTGATGACTGCCTGGCCAATAGCTAGCAATACTGTTTTATCTGGCTTCATGAATACACCACGTTAGTCGTAAAAGTATGCTCAGCCTGATCGGGCAATTTAATGCAAACGCCGTCCAGCTCGATTTTTGCCAAGTCATCGCCCAGCAAATCAATATCGCTTTTCGGTATCAGCGTCAGGCGCGGGATAAGCCCAACCGCATCAGTACCACTTTCAAGATTGACACCGTCAAACCGTAACTCAAAATCGACCGCTGACACCGTACCGCCCGCAATCGTCGCACCCGCCATCGCCCCGTATGAATACGCGATTGATGTTGACGCACCATCAACAATGCTGCCGGACTCCAAGGCCATAATCAAACCCACCCGCGCATTGACTATAAAATCAGTGCCCAATGTCTTGCTGGAGATAGTCACTTCTGAGACGTTTGCCTGCGCCAACTTTACCCAAACACCCGATGGTAAATTATGCGTCTCGCCCGTCACAGTGCCACCAGAAGCCGCAAGCACCGAATCCGTGCCCAAAAAAGCCACCGCCAGCATCTTAGGATCAACCGCATCAAGCCCCAAACTGACTGCCGTCGGTTTGCGCACGGATACCGTTGCGACCGCTTGGCCGTAATTGTCGCGCCCCTTTGACATCCGCTGCTTGCGCTCAGCATCGGCTTTTATCGCCAGCTTATTGGCGGCAATAGGCCCTATGACCGTATCTTGCAAGCTGCCGTCAGTATCAAAGCGGCGTAAAAATACATCGCCCGCAAATCTAACGCCTACATTTTCACTCATATCAAACCTCAATCAAATGATGTTCCGCCAGCCACGCCCAATCGTCCGGCGTGACCCTAATTTTGTCGCCCTTGCTTAAATTGCTACCCGCATGACTATGGCTATCGGTAGCAATAATGACTTCCGCTAGGCCGTCACCAACAGGCGCAGCGGCTTCGGTTAAATTCTCTAAATCCAGACTTTCGTCGTCTGCTTGCTCTTGCTCATCAAGCATTGCCAATCCCCGTCACCGTTGTTTGAGTTGAAAACATTAGCGGATAATGGATAAACCCATCACGCTCGGTTTTTCGCCAGGGCGAATGCTGCCAATGCAACCACTCATAATCTTTTGATGGCCGCCATCCCAGCAATGCCTTCAAGACATCAAAAATCAATACCCCGGCATCCAATTGCGCCGCATTGCCCGCATCGGCCACATTACGCACACTCAGCATCACTACCCAAAATTGCTGCGCCAACTGCACCTTGCCGTGCTGGGCAACCCCCTTGCTGTCTGGCGTAATAACAGGCGTTACATCAAAAAAAATCACATTAAGGGAAGGGCTTAACGCGTTCTTAATTGCCCACTCCGCCGTGATTGCCGCCCGTATGTTCAGCGGCGGCACATCGGTTATGATGTCCTTTAGCCGCTGAATAATCAGCCCGCTTGCCGCAAGATAGCTGCTCATGACGGACGGCCAAACAGTTTTGTATTGCTTGCCATCACCACGACCGTTTGCTCAATAGGCGCAACCTGATTGCTGTCAACACCTAATTTAACCGCGCCCTTAGCCACTTTATTTAAAAAATCTATCGCACTGCTGTAACGCACCCTAACCACGCTGGTAGGCTCCAGGTCGATAGTGGCGTATAAATAATAACGCGCCATATCGCAAGCGACCCGCACCAATACCTCCGGCACGGCAGTCAGCGGCAAATCGTATTGCGTCAAGTAGCCGTCAATCTCGGCGGCAGCGTCGGCAATGGCCCTACTGATAACTTGGCTGTCCATTACACCCGACCCAGTTGAGTCAGTGCGCTGGATCAGCTCAAGCTGCCCATAGCGGTCAATCAAATCTTGCTCGGCGCAATACATTACGGCTTAACGATAATATGCAAACGCGGCTCATCACGGAGCTGCTCTAATTGCGCTTCGGTAAATTCGCTGACTGCAACCTCGGTTACGCCATGCCACTCCCGACCGCCACGACGGAAACCGTTTTGCGTAGTGGTGACAATCAATACCATCTCATCCCAATTGCCGCCGTAGCCCTTTACGGCTTCGGTCTTGTCGTCACCAGCACCTTCGGCCTTTACGGCTTCGGTCTTGTCGTCGCCAGCACCTTCGGCCTTTACGGCTTCGGCCTTGTCGTCACCAGCACCTTCGGCCTTTACGGCTTCGGTCTTGTCGTCGCCAGCACCTTCGGCCTTTACGGCTTCGGCCTTGTCGTCACCCCTATCTGCATTTCTGGTCGCTCTTGACCTGCCAGTCGTGCCTTCTTCAATTGTTTCCATAACAACCCCTTATAATTACAATATGATTAGCGGCTTACTACATCACCCAAGGCGTGACCAGCAAGCTTGCCGTACCGCGAAAGACGTTGGTAGTAGTAGATACCGTTTCAGCATTTAAAATGGTCAGGGCCGCTTTTTCCAAGCTGGGCGGTACGACCAACAAGCTAGGCCGGATACCCAGCGGCTTGCCGTTATCACCTGTAAACGATGCCATTGCCGCCCGTGCCGCCGCATAACTGTCAATATCCAGCGTTTGCTTGCTGGCATAAGCCATTTGCCATAGTCCGAAACCGCAGTTGCCGCGCCCATCCACCCCATAAACATATTCCTTGCTCATAAAGACGTTAGGGTCATTCTCGTTAGTCAGCGACACAAAATTGTAATTTTTGCGCGGCTGCCAAATGATCGGCTTTACCATGCGGGTGACATCCAGAAGGTACCAGGCAGCACCCGATCCGCCGCCAAAATTCGACACACTTTGCGTACCGACCGGATGGTCGGTATCAAAGAAATACTGGCCGTCATAACAAGTTTGGGCAAATCCCGATGCCAGTTGCCCAAACACCAGTTGGTCAGGGTGGTTTTTAGCATCCTGCCCTAGCTGAGCAATGACGGGCGTATAGACACCGTAACCGTCATCTTCAATATCATTGCGAAGCACCTTGACCGTATTTTCAAAGTCCTTATTTTTGATAGTGTAGTCATGCACCCCTAAGGACTGGATAACACGATCACCCACCCACTCCCGAAATCCTGTTGTTTGCCCCAGCCAAGCATACGTTTCTTTGCTGGTAGTTGACGGCACCGTCATAGCAATTTTGTCGTAATCGCTGGGCGCACCGGCGTATGCCGTATTAAATGTCGCATGAAAGCCCATTTGCAACGCTTTAAGGTTTGCACTGTTAATAATCATATCAATCCCGCATCAAATAATTTCAACCCACACACCATCGCTTTCGACTTCGATGATTTTTCCGGCCACCGACCGCGTGCCGGTCCCGTCGTCTCCGGCCACCGTTTGGTCATCGACGATATAAGCCGTGCCCAAGGTGTCGGCAATCACAATATCGCCTGCATTGGCGAATTTAAAGCAGCCGCGCCGCACCAATACCTTAACGTCACCCGCACTCAAGCCTGTGGTATCGGCATAAGCCTCAACCCGCCCAGCAGCCTTAAGGGTCGTGGCGGTCGCACCTGGTGTCAGATAGCCGCTAGCGTTAATGCAGGCCAACGACCCGGCAAAAAACTTTTTACTGGCAGCGGCGGCGTAATTAACGAGGCTTCCGTCTCGCTCTAACGTGGCGCGGTCTTTAGTTAAAGCGGTCATTATTTACCCTCCCGCGTTTTGATAAACTGTTCCTGGCCAAGACCCAAACGGCTACAGACGGCCAGCTCTTCCGTCGTCAAGTTGGGGACGCTGGGCGGCGGCGGCGTATGCTGGCTTTGGTTTGCCGTCAGCGCGGCAATCGGAGCGGCATTGACGATAAACTTTTCCAGCGCCGTAATATCTTGCTTGCCTAGCTCTTTTGCCCACGGCTCCAATGCCGGAAAAATCACCAGCGGATTAGCGGCAATCAATGCGGCAATCTTTTGCTCTGTCGCAACCGCATCGTTTAACGCAGCATGGCCTTGGATAGCCAGCAACGCCTCAATAGGTACATATTTCGCCGGATCAGGCGTGGCGGATTTCAGGGCGGCAATCTGCGTAGCGCTTTGCATCAAATAAGCCACTAAGCCAGCAGCGGCCATATCAGTGCCACCACCATCCAAAATGGCTTTGACCTTATCCAGCTCGGCACTCATCTCGGCGACCGTGGTAGTAACAGGCAGGTTTAGCAGGTAACATAAGCGTTCCATCAATTCAGATGGGTCCATAACTGAGTCCTCTTGGTTAAGTTTTGCGGTAGCGGCAGCCAGCGACACCGCTGCCATGCCGTCAATTGCGGGGGTATTGGTCAGAGCCACGCTAATAATGTTCAGCGGAACACCCGTCGCTTTGTCGTAGGTAAAAACAGGTGAAATATAACGATACTCATCGGCATCAATCATCGCCGCAGCTTTGGCTGTCCACGATGGGCTTTGTGCGTATAACCCATCATCTTGCCAAGCCAATGAATCGGTTTTTAGCCAGCCCGCTGCCGGTGCCGGATTGCCCTCTGTGCAAGCGACCAGGCTTTGATGCTCATAATCGATCACAATGTCATTGGCACGGTTAGCGACTAACGCGATCAAACTGGCTGCTGCCGTGGCATCCATCCGCCATGGCCCCGTACCCAGCATCGACCCTAGCGGCGGGTTAAATTCACCCGCAGGAAAAAGCTGGATAGCGCTGTTTTCGGTACCCGATTGTATGCGGATAAGGCAAGCGGCAAGGGCGGTTTTTGGGAGCTTCATAACAGTCAACCAACGGTTTAGTTGCCGTTAGTTTAGGGGGTTTTATTAGGGGCTGGCTACTAAACCAAATTAGTTTTTTTGGCGGGGAATGGGCGGGTAAACAAGGGAATTTTTAGTGGTTAGCGTAAAAAATTATTGACAATTTAAAAACGCTTAAATCTTTAAATGCTTGCGTAAGGCGGCGTTTTTTATCGTAGCCTTATCTTGGTATGGCTTTTTAATTATCTCGATTCCAGTTTTAAATCAAATAATTAAACGTGTTTTTCGGGGTGTTTTTTGTGGCGGTTAAGCAGGTTTTTTTGCTATTTTGGCAACCATTGCGGATAACAGGCAGCTAGGCCACAATTTTTTAAGGTTACAGGGAATTGGCTTTTTGCTCAATAAAATTTGCTAAAATGTGAAGTATTCCCACTTTATCTTCCTCGGAAATGCCGACAAAAGGCCGTGCCGGAATGTCGCCCCACAGGTGCGGAAAAGCCGCTTTAGTACCGCCAAATTGTTGCAGATTGCCATAGACTTTATCGGTGCCGACCTCGACGCCGTAGCGATCGGCGTTACAGGTTATGCTCCGGTTCAGCATCCCCATATCGCGTAAAATCTCCACCCCGCCCACGCCGTTTTGGCGGCGGTTTTTGATGGTCACCTCACTCAAAGGCGCCCACGGATTACCGTCAGGATCATGCTGCTCGAAAAAATTCAGTAAGACGCTATTTTGCAAAAGGTCGCCGATGTCATTAAAAGGCACCTCCAAATTGTCCAGCGCTATGCCCATCCGCGTCAACGCATCAAGGACAGCGCCGTCATTTATACTAATCGTGACCGCTGTCATTAATATGTCACCTCCATGCCCAGCTCTTCCAGCGTAAGTGCGCCTGGCATTATCTTGCGGGGCATAAAGCCCGGCGAATTTTCATCAGGCTGCCAGCGCGTGATTTCATCGGGTGCGCTATCCCAGCCGAAAATACCAGCAAATTGCACCTTGTCATGCAGCGGATCGGTTACGGGTATAGTGCCGCCATTGCGGCATAGAATAGTACCCCTGCCAATAACATTAGCGACAACATCTTTTGCCCATTCAACATCCGGCCCCGACAACTCACCCGTCTCATCATCCCAAGTAATCTGATGGACTATATTGTCAGAACCCATCATTTGAAGCGTTAAATCATGGCGCATAATTAAACAAAGCCCCCACAGTTAAATCCAACATTTCCCTATCCTTAGCCAGCAAGGCAGCAATAGGGTGTTCGACAGAGTTTGCCAGCGGCACACCCCGCGCCAACACGCTTTCAATGGCCATTGTCATGACCTCCAAAGCCGGACGTGCAGCCCGATACTCTTTACCAAAATACGCATCAACATAATGATCTTCTTTAGCCAGCTCATCT